GTAGTATTGTTTATCTTTTGACTCTCCAGCTAAATAAGCACTTTCCATCTGCTCTTTCTCCATTTCTTTGGCTTGTTTAAATAATTCATCAATTTTTGATAGTCCAATTGTAAAAGAAACACGCCCCTGAAAAATCTCTCTAAATTCTGCATTTAACTTAATTTGTTCGTTAAACCATTCTACTGCTGTTTTCATATTTTATTTACTTTTATTATTAACTTCTCCCAGATGTCGGCTCTTTGCCTTGCTTGAGCAGATGAGTCTGCTTTTATTATCTTGCTGGTTCTCCTCCAGGCTCCTTGAGTGAATACTTTGTAGTGTACTATCCACATTGTTTATTGCTTTAAGGTAACGGTAGTATAGGCTCTCATTGAACCTATCCCACCCTTTAATGTATGCTAAATTAATCATCCTATTACTCCTATGATAATAAGGAATGTTGTGACTGCTACGATAAAACACCCCATGATAAGGGTATCAAGTATTGCTCTGTGATTCTCATTCATGATTATAAGTTTTGAAGGTTAGCTTTGTACATCTCAAGTCTTGCAAGTGCTCTTGCCTGTGTGTGCAGTCTGTTTTTGTATCTTGCCATAAAATCTGGTAGCATCTCAAACTTAGCAACCATCTTGATGTTGTCTGATGTCATCCTAAGTCTGGTGATCATACCATCAATCATGTACTGAGCACCCTCAATAGCTTCATTGAGTGCTTCGCTGTCTTGTACATAGCCATCCTCACAATACTTGCATTCATAAGATACATCATATTGAGGGTCATTATCCCAAGTACTGTTGGTGTAAGTTCTGCCGTTACCTTGGCACTCTTCACATTCTTTAAAAAAATTTTTCATATTGCTTTGTTTTGATTACCTTACAAATCTACTCATAATTTCCATACTTGCAAATAATAATTAACAATTTGTTGAAAATAATTGTAATTTATAATGATTCTAAATAAGGAAAGCCCACCTAAGTGAGCTAAAAAGCTATATGTATAAAGGGTTTATTTAGATTTCTTAAATCTTTTGACTATGAACTTGGATGCTAAGGTCGCAATTGCTTTAAGGAATTTATTCTCAGATTGCACTTCTACTTTTGTACCTTGATCATCCTTAGTGATGTGCACATCTACCTTCTTACCGTCATACTTAAGGTTATGGTTGGTGCCATCCTTGTGGTACTCAATTTCTGCCTTGTTAGTCTCTATGATGAGGTCCACTTTCTTAGGTCTGCCTACTTTCTTTGCCATGATTATCTTATAAATGGTGAATATTTCCCTCCATGCATTCTTAATGCCTGCTTTCTGTTACCTTTTTTCTTGTAGCTAAGGTGAAACCATGCAGCAGATGTTTCTGTTCCTGCCTCAAAGATAGCTTGATCAAAGTCTAAGTTATCAATTATCCAAATAAATAACTCTTTATCATGCAAGTCAAGGTCCATTGCCTCACCTTTGCAGTGTTGAGACGTTGTACTGCCACCTATTGCCTTGTTAAGTGCAGGAGAACGAAAGCCACTATTGAACTTGATAGGCTTTCCTACGTGCTCTCTAAGTGGTTGAAAGACTTTCTCACACAACAGCTTAGCAGATTCAATCTGAGCTACAGTCATTTTGTTTACAATGCCCTTGGCAGTTGCTGTAGGAGATGACTCAAACTCCTGTAGTGTTACATTCTTACTTAGATTCATTGTTCTCAACTGTTAATTGTGATAATGTTGCAGCTACTGTTCCCGCCACTATGGTGTATGTTGCCACAGTTACCACCGCTGCAGGCAGTGCTATTGGTGCAGCAACTATAACGGTGGCTATAGCTCCTAATTTTATTGCTATTCTCTGTACTCTCTTCCAGAAGTGTGGGGTCTTTGCGGACCATCTTTGTCTTATACTCATCTCGTTAGTTGTACTTCTATTAATTTCTTTACTGACTGAGTTAGCTCACTAATTTGCTCTGCCAGATGCTTGATCTCAAGCTGAGTCATTTTCTCAATGGCTTCATACTTGAACCTTGACTCATTGTCAACCAGTTCAATCTTACCTTTAAGCCTTCCTTGAGTCTCAATTATTTTCTTCTGTTCCTCTTCTACATTTTTAAGGTCACCGTGCAATGCTTTAAGGAAGTATCCTATCACTGACATTAGTACTGTGATCACTGTGAATGCTATCTCATTAAACGCCATTACAATATCAATATTGAGTTGTTATATCCGTTCTCTCTCATCCCCCCACATGGACAGCCACTATGGCACTGCCCTACACAATTACAATCACAAGCATCAATCATAGGTCTAAGGTCAGTATCTCTGTTGGTAGGGTCTGTGAAGCCAGGATACAATGCCTTGTTAGCAATCAAGTATCTAATCAACCGTTGTTCAAAGAAGGAAGCCTTTTGTGCAAAGTGCTCCATACCGAATGCAACCTCTGACCTACCCACAGATGTGGAGAAGTCACCCGATTGTTGTTGCAATCCTTTGTTCTTAAGTTGGTAAGTCAAGCCAAAGACAGCATCCTCTGCTGACCTCCAAGCAATGACCGGCTGTATGAACAGAACAAGGTCCTCTTCATCTACAGTCAAGGTCTGAGCATTGTATGCAGCAAGCAGATAGTTGTAGTAGGTTGTTCCTAAGATAGGCATCACTCTAAGCTGAGCCTGTGTAGCTATGTATGGTGTTACATCAGTCACATCCACATTAGCTGTGATAGGAGTATTGGTCTTGAGGTAGGTTTCTGTTATAAAGTAGTTCATGGTGCAGGTGTTTCAATAGGTTGTAAGTGTATCAACTCCCTTAACTCATTTTGAGTCATAGATTCAATTATTTTAGCAGCCAGTACAGGATTAACAGAATTAATAATATCAGATATCTTAGATACATTGTCATCTATCTCAACAATAGTCTCATTTATTATCTGGAAGTTGTTGAGCATATACTTACCTGGTATCTTAGCCAGTGCCAACAGTTCATTCACTATCTCTTCCACCTGGTCTCTCAATGGCATCACTACATTCTTCTCAAACACAACATATGCCTGCTTGATATCAGCCCCACCACCAAGTGAACCTGTGGTCCTTACACCCATAAGTATAGGATCAATGGTGTGTGAGAAACATATCTGCTCAGTATTGAGTGCAGAGGCTTCATGGAACAGCTTATCATTGCTATTGGTAGGTAGTACTTCTATCTTTGGTAGTTGGTCAGCTGAGTTAGCAAATAGTGCGATTGCTTTCCCTGCATTTTCTGCACCTTTAAGGTTATTTATGGTGCGCTTTATCATGTGTTTCTCCTCTTCACTCTGTGGTTTCTTAGGAAACATCATGGCAAAGGAAGGAAAAATTGAGTTTTGGATGTTACTCTTAGCGAAAAATGACAGTTCGCCACTCAAAAATGCAAAATTAAGTGCCGATGTGTACTGGGGCAAGGAATACCACTCCTGACCCAAGGTCATAATCTCATAAACATACAGTTGTTCAAGGTCTCTGTTGGTAGGATGTGCCCTCTTGATAGATACTACATCAATCCGAGCTGACCAGTCGTCACACATGAAGTAAGTTATCCTATCTCTGGCAACTCTGACCTTCTCTGGTGATACATTCTCTATCTTATACAGCTCACCCTTCTCATTGTAGCATAGCTTGAAGTACACTCTATGGTGAACAATCAATTGTTGAGCTATAGCCTTGCTGGTCTTGTTGAGCTTCATCTTTTTTTCAAAGGTGTACAGCTTCAACTTATCCTCATTTGACATCTTAGCAGTCTCAAGAGTGTACCCACCACCCACTATTGCATTAGTCTTGAAGTCCACAATGGCACCATGTAGTGGTGATGTGTAGTATAGTTGGTTAAGTAGCTCTGGAAATAGGTTGTTACTTCCAAATGGTATATAGCCAGCTATCTGATGTCTACCATTAACATAAGGTAGTGATAGGTTATTGCCTCCCACATTTCCAAATGGTGTGCTAAAGGATTGATATCCTTCAACTACTTCTGTTTTTGCTTGAGGCTTAGAGCCTACGAATCTACTATACCATGCCATTAGTCATATATTGAATTAATTTGTACACCTGCTACTACCATCCTGCCCTCTTCTATCATGGTCAAGCCAGTAGGGTCGAGTGGAGGGGGTGTTGAGCTCTCATACACTCTGTATCTATACTGACCTTTGATAAAGTCAATATCTGTTGGCTCATCAAGTGTAAACAGGTTAAATCTTGAAGGATATGCAGAAGTATCTGTACCTTCCCAATAGATAAGGGTGGCAGTAGTGTTGAACTCATCTTGGAACTCAAACAAATAGTAAGGGTTCGGGATGGTTGTCACCTCTGTTAAGGTCAGTACAAATATGTTGACTGTGTCTTTTTCAAGATATATCATACCTATATTGTACTACGTAATTAAAATAATTAAAAAAGCCCCACCGAGATGAGGCTGTTCATAGATATGATAGGTTTATAATAAAGCAGCCAACACAGCAGGCTCCATTGCATAGGCCAACTGGTCATTCTCCGCAAGAAGTGTAACGGAATATTTACTGCCATCTGCACGGGCTGTTCCAGAACCTTCTCCAGATGCAGTCAACTGCAAGAATGGGAAGAACCAAAGGATACCGTTCTGGTCCTCAACTATTGCAGATAAGTACTGCTGTCCAGAGCCTAATACTTTAATTGCATTTGACTTAGCAGCCTCTCTTCTGTGGAACATTAAAGAGATAGTCTGAGTTACAAAACTTGAGCCATTGATTAAGTCAATATTGCTCTCCTCTGTGTATCCAGATGTATTACGTCTGAACTCAAACTCAATGAATGGGTCAGCAGCAACTACTAAGTCAAGTGCATCAATAGTATAGGCATCACCAGGATTAACAACAGGACTAATTGTTGACAGTGTATCCATGTCTACATTGTCTTGTAAGTTTACGTAAATTCTTTTGATACCACCGCTGTTGTTGTCACAGCTTTTTGTTATGGTCAATAATGCTTCGCACATATTATTATATATTTTAAAGGTTATAAAATAGGGAGGCAATTAATACCTCCCATTATATTTAGAGGTAGAAATCATTATACAAAACAATCTCAGTAGGGTTGGTATAGAAGAAACCAGCCTTCATGTTAGCACGAGTTCTCAATACAGGCTCAGCAGTAGTATCAGATAAGTTGATGGCTTTCAATGCTTTTGAATCTCCCTCTGCATCAAATGCATAGATAAGGTTATTTTTCAATGTCAACACCATAGTGTTATCTGGCATCCCTTCACAAGTCACTACATTGATACCTAAGAAAGTCAATCCTAATGGTAATGTAACGAATGTTTGAGTGTTACCAGATGCTGCTTTCAACTCATATGCATTAGCTACATTTGTTGAAACGTAGAATCTTAAGTCAGCTTTACGTCTTACTATTGCAGCAGGAGCAGCATTAAGCATAGCCTCTAATTGAGTCAATACATTTGAAGTAGTGATAGCACCATCATATAAACCTATAACATCATTATCATAGAACATCTTGAATAAGTATCCAGTACATAAAGACAATAATGGATCCTGAGATGCATCATTACCTTGCCATCTTAATAACTCAAGGTCTTGACCAATAGTCATTGCCATCTCGTTCCAGTAGTATGCCATGAAAGATGCAACAGTGAAGTCACCATTAGATCCTTTTGTCATTTGCAAAGCTAAGAAAGACTGCTCTAAATCGAATTGGCAAAGCTCAGCCATTGCACTTAAACTGCACACATCAATATCAATAGCGTCTAATAAGTCTGTACTTGGACTGAATGAGCAGTTGTAAGGTTGCAACACCTGTCCAAATACTACATTGGCAAGTTTCGTTTTACTTTTCACACCTGGTAAAGTACGAAAGTTGTTAGGAATATCTGGGCTTGATAAATAAGCCTTAGAATAAAACTCCTCTGGGTTCGCAGCTAAGAGTGCGTTTGCTTCAACATCTAAGTTGAATTTTAGGTTACGGTTCATGGTTATTTTGTTTTTGAAAATTTTACGTATTCTTTGAATTTCTCATGTGAAGTCAGCTCCACATTCTCTGTCTCTGTTTCAGTCTCAACAGCAAGACTTTCCTCAAGTTGGTTCTTTAAGTCAGCAATCATTCTGATCACTGCATTCATGTGCTCCTCAAGCATTGGTGCTACGATAGCAAGGATAGCTTCTGTATCAACCGCTGGGTCAATAGCCATCTCCTCCTGTACTGGTGCATCAGCCTCAGCATCCTCTGCCTCTGCTTCTGGGTTTTCTGCTGCTGCTGCAGCTTCCTCTTCTGCTACTGGGTCAGCAGCCATTTCTGCTTCCATCTCTGTAGGCATTTCCTTGATCTCAATAACTTCTCCGTCTTTAACAACGTAGATTTTATCCTCAATCATGTGTTCTCCATCTGGTAACTTCATTGTATATTTATTTAAGTGTTGCGATAATTTCATACCTAAGAAGCCCTCAACAGAGTAACCTACTTGACCAGACTCAACCAGTGTATCATAGTATTCTCTATCGGTGATCTGGCTTGTCAACATCAATGTTCCTTTAGGTACTTCAATGCCGTATGTTGTGAATGCTTTGTCAGTCTCTGGACTGTCTACTATCCAAGCCTCAAGGATGTATGCAGGAACCTTCTCCTCTTGATCATGTTCAAGGTTAAATATGTCCTTGTTCTGTAGGTTGAGCATGAACTTAGCGTGTATCTGCTCAATCACTTCTGCTGAGAACTGCACATCATACTCTTCACCGTCCTCATCTTGTCTATAGATGTTCATAGGTATCATGGCAGGAGCTACTATTCGCATCTTAACTGAGTCACTGAATGTCATAGGAGCAACAGCATGAGAATTGAATGCCATACCTTTGACCTTGATAGCAGGCTTGTTGGTGAAGGCAATCATTTCCACACCAAGGTCCTGTCCATCAGAGTAAGCATCATCAATAGTAATTTTGTAAACTGGTCTGTCCATGCCTATATTGTAAAAAGTATTATATTTGTTAAAAATTAGATTTTATGGTAACAATTTTAGGGAAAGAAGTACCCAACCAACTACATGAGTTAACGGTCCAGCAGTTCGAGGACATAACAACAATCCATGCTAATCAAGAACTGGATACTATTGAGAAACACATTGACGTGTTCAATCTGTTAGGTGTGCCAGAGGCTGACTGGGATGACGTTTCTATTGAGGAGTTCAAGGAATGTGTTAAGAACTTTAACAATCTTAGTGGAAAGCCAGAGCTCATCAACTCATTTGAGCACATGAACTACACTTACACCGCCTTTGATGAGACCTTCAAGCTGTCAGTTAGAGATACTAAGCACATTGATAAGGTGATGCACTCAAGACATAAGGGATATGTATCAGAGATGCTTGCCATCCTGTTCAAGCGTACTGACCTCACTAAGACTGAGCACTATGCAGATGCACACATCAAGCTCAAGGCAAAGATTATCAGAGAGCTCAAGGCAGAACTTGCCCTCCCCTACTTAGTTGAGATAGGTCAAAAGTTATCCAAGCAAATGCCAAAGGATGAACCTGCCCAAGTCGTGGAGTGAGATAGATGTAATACAGTTCAAAGAGATTAGAGAACTGTATGCTATTGAGGAAGTGTTCACCAGGGAGATAGAGATACTTGCTGCCCTTGCTGACATACCATCTGATGACTTAGAGGACCTTGACATAAGTGAGGTGAGTGATATGCTCAAAGATATTACCTTCATCAACTCTGAGCC